TATATTTATTCGTCCAGTCTTCTTGAAACTGCTTAAACGTTTTCATCTTTGGGTTGTTGTTTAAGTAATTTTGATAATTCGGCAGTTGAACCAATGAACAAAGCGTTTGTTACATTTGTAGGACCTCTTGCTTGCTTCTCTTCTTCAACCTCTTTTAACTTTTTCTGAAGGTCCATGAGTTTATCCGTGGCATCTGCTACATTCTTAATAAGTTGGCCAGCAACTTCATATGCCCTTGGCATTTCACTTTCTTGTGCTAGTTCAAGGATGCCATTGATTGCTTCCTGACCTTTTTCAATCAAAGAATATAAATTTCCTCTAGTATAATCATAGTCTTTTTTGATATCATCAAAAGATGATGAAATTTTTTCCACTTTTTCCATAGAAGAATCTTTCGTTTCTACTTCTACTTCTGTGGATACAATGTCGCTTGAAACGTTAAATGTATCATTCAACTTGTCATATTTTTTAGTCATTTTCATAACGAGTCACTAAATCCAAAATCATCACCCACCGGAATCAAATCATTGTCTGCCGATGTAATAACTTTTATGGCAGCACCAGAAACATGTGCTTGTTTTGTTGTTGCATCTTGTCCTCTCTTAACAGTCAGAGTATTTCCAGATTTTGAATCTACATACATTTCTTCTTCGTCAATCGTAATATAAGTATTTTCAGTAATTGAAGATGCATCATTAACCGTTACTAATGTTGAATCGGTTCCAATATCTTGCGAAAGATTTGTTACAATATTGCCAGTGTAACTTTGAATAGCTCTGGGCTCAACAGCATAAGTAAGTTCTCTTGTTGGAGTCTTTGTAACATCTCCTGAAATGTAACCAATAGAAACTTTTTTGATGAGATCTTTTGCTGCTGAGGAAGAAGAAGAAACTGGTCCAAATAGATATGTTTTAGCAGTAAACCTTATTGTATAAATTAAAGACCTTCTTGTAGTAAAATCACCTTCATAATCATCTTGCATAGAAATATTTTCAATCACAACCGGCACATCTCTTTTTTCTCCGATTGTTTCTACCAAATCAACACTCAAATTATATGATGGTTGAAAATATGGTAAAATCTGCTCAACAATTTGTAGCATGTCATCATTGAGTTTTGTGTAAATAGACAATTCAAATGCCATATTATATGGAACTGGCATATATGCTTTTCTGACATCAGTTCCTACACCAACCGTTGATGTTAGAAATGTTTGCGTTGTCGTAACTTTTCTAGATCCATCATAACTCAACCCAACAAATTCAAATGACATTCTTGGTAATGTTATTTGAATTGGTTTATTTAAACTTGGAGATTGCTCTAATCTTGCCAAAAACTTTTGAGTAGGTCCATATGCAAGAGGGACTTTTATAGCATTTGTAATATTGCCTGCAGAGTCTTTATGTTTTATCTCAATATTATTGAAAAGACTACCAAAAGAAATTACAGTCCTTCTTAATATTTCGTGGTAAAAATACTCAAACATACTATTATTACCTACTCTAAATCAAATTTATAGATAATTATATTTATACTACGGATTTCCAAAGGGGTTTGATTCGCTGAAATCTAATATTTTATCTGCCTCTATTTCTATTTCACTGTTATCTGGATATTGATTAGTTGTGTTGTAGGAATCAGTAGATTTCAATTGATATGTGGCACCACTTTCAGATCCTGTTATGATTTCTCCAATAATAAAACTACCAGTTACATTTGATATTGATAGCGATCCAGTCGTATAATTCCAAGATTTTACAATAGCTGTTATACCACTGGAAGATCCTGTTATAGTTTCTGTCTCTATAAAGTTTCCAGATCCCACCATATATGGAGTTCCAATAGTTATTGTTGGTGGCATTGCATATCCAGATCCAGCATTAACTATTCTAATTGCGCTAATTGTTCCTCCAGAACTTACAATTGCCACTCCAGTAGCAGTTGTTCCTATTCCAGGAGAACTAAAGATCACCTGTGGCGATGTAGTGTATCCAGATCCGCCACTTGTTAGTGTGATAATTCCCACTGCGCCATTGGAAATTCTTGTTGTTGCAGCAGCTCCTGATCCACCTCCACCAATGAAAACTACACCGGGACTTACTGTATATCCATATCCTGGATTTATTATTTGAACTCCCTGTACTTTTGATCCAATTTCTGTTCCATCGCAATTGATTAATCCATCAATTAAAGTTGCAATACCAACTGCTGTTCCTCCTGGAGATGGCGATGAAGAAATAGCCACAACTGGCGTAGATGTGTATCTTTCACCTCTATTAGTTACAATTATAGAAGAAACTGCACCATTCACAACTGATGTAATCGCAGTTGCAGTGGATCCCATAGACACTAAAGTAAGAGTTTGTAGATTGGATTCAATATCAACACTATCATCTATTTCTTCAATGCCAGTGTCAATGACTTCATCTTCATATCTAAACAGTTCACAAGTTAGTGTATAGACATACGTTTTTTGTAATTGGTAGAAAGGTTTTTCGTGCTCTACAAACTTAATCTCAAAAAGTCTATCACCAAGAGGAAAATATATTAGGTCACCTTCTTTTGGTCTAGTGGATAATTCAATATTTGGCAAATTTTTAATGAGAGGAGTAATGTAAGTTTCAAATCTTTCTTTAGAGATAGTTACTGTCAGTTCATTTAGTGCTTGGATGCCAAATTTAGATAAAAGAGTTGTGTTATTGGCATATCCATCATAATTCTCTACATATGCTTCAATTGGATATGAATTATCAAATTTTGATTGGACTACTTCTCTTATGACTGTATTTTTTGTTAGATACTTTCTGGGTATATAATAAATTTCAACACCATACATTCTTAATTGTTCGTTTATTAAATCCTGAACAAGATTTTGTTCAGATTGCGATCCTTGTAGAAAAAATGGATTTAGCATTATCCTATCATGTCAAGAGGTGGAAGTTCATATGTATTGGACATTTTTTCCATCAATATATCAATTTCTCTTTGAGCATCATCATAGATTTGTCTTCCATTAAGTTCTACTCCACCTGGAAGTTTAACACCTTGGAATTTGATTAAATTCTGCCCCCACTGTCTCTTTATTAATGCGGTCAAATATGGTTTTAAAAATGAATCATTCCAAACTCTTGAATAATCTGATGGATCTAATGTTGAGTAACAATCAATAATAAAATATTGCCCATCTCTAACAGATCCCCAATCAATATCTAGATATAACCTATCTTGTCTTTTGTTAAATCTTATTTGCTTTTGAGTATTCAAAAGAAAATCTAGATCTTCTAAGTAAGTTTTAACCATCGCATAACTTAAAAGTTCCGTCGTTCCCCAGTAGTAAATATCATTCAAGAATAATTGATATTTAACACTAAACATATTATTTGTGATAGTATTAGTTCCATCAAATGTGAATATTTTATTTACTCCAATAATATTTGGGGGAACCTGAAGATAGTTGCTATTTTCCTCATATTTAAAAGTTGTTGCAGTTCCTACAATATTTGTTGTTACAGTTGTAGTGACTACTCCAACAGGGGACGTATTTCCACTAGGAGCTCTACCCCGATTTATATCATCTTGAGTAATTTTGTATTTGTAAAATGTTGGATAGACGCCATCAAAATGTCTTTCTTGGAAAAACTGTACGGCATCATCCACTAAATCTTCTATTTGCTCATCTGCAACGTTAATCTCCAAAACTGGCGCTCCCAGTTTTCTCTTACAATAATTTATTAACTCTTGCTTACTAGATGGTTGCGCCATTTATCTAATACCTCTAGGAACTATTTATGGTGCAGATGAAATGCCTGGTTTAACTAAGATATTTCCTTCAATTAATCTGTAAACAGTTGATCCAGAACTAACCAATACATCATAAACATATCTTCCTTCTTCCAACAATCTAGTAGAAGTTGATCCTAAGGATATTTGTATTTTTCCTCCGGCAGCACTTGTGAATCCAACAGCAAAAGTTGCATCAGGATATCCTGTAGATCCAATAGAAACACTTTTTGTCATCTGGGAGGATCCTGTCCACCCCTGAAAATTTAATGGGGTTCCATTTGTATTTTTAACTGTAAAAACATTTATAAAAGTTGCCCCACCATTAAGTGTTAGATTAACAGCATAAGGAGTTCCTGACTCTGTATCAAAGGTTATCGTGCTGTTTGCCATTTGAAACTCCTAACTGTACCAATACTTCTTGTTGTTTTAAGTAAAGTTTATAATATGATTTGGCAATATTTTTGATATAATCAATATCATCAATACTATCTATTTCTTGAGCAACTTTGAAATACTCAAAACTTTTGCTCAAATTTTCAAGTTCTATCTTGTCTGGATTCATTTATCAAACTCCTTAGTAAATTTTTTATTTCACTTAGATCATCCTTCATATTAGCAACATCAGACTCAAGATTTTGTATTTTTTGATTCTCTTCACTTTTTATATTTTTTCTTGAAACATACTCTTGATATTCTGACATATTTCTATTCACAATTGAATTTGTTTTTGGATCCCTGTAAAGATGAGTATGACCCTCTACTTTCAAATAATTCATTTTATGCAAGGGCAATTACTCTTAAATCTTTCATTCTAGGAACATAAACCTGATTTGTTGAAGTCATAATAAGTTTAATCCTATAAGATTTGAATGAAGGCAAATCATCTGCAGTAAATACATATTCCTTATATTCAATTTCTGCAGGAGAGAATCCTACGTTTATTGATGGTGGAACATAAGAATCGGACAATCCATCATTATTAGTGGCATCAATAACCTGACCCCTCTCATCCAAGTTGTTATACCCGGGGAACGGAATATAAATTGGAGTAAAGTTTTCTGTTTGATTAATAGCGTAGAAAGCCCTTATATCCGAATAAAGATTTACATGGGCATTAACCAGAATCTTTATAGAAGTAGCTGGATTTTCTAAAACAATCTCTTTTGATAGATATTGGAAAGCAGTAGGATCTTCAGAAAGTGTGTTGACTCTACTATCAGTTGAATAATTAGAAATTACACTATTAACTCTATTTGAGGTTAGAATGGTGCTGATTCTTTGTGTATCAAGGACAGGACTTACTCTAGAATCAACTGAATCTAGATTAATTCTCAAGTTCATTGATTTATTACCAGGAAGAGATCCAAGTTTATTAGTTTCATTAATCTTAGAACAAATTATTCTTGGACTTGAAAGATAATTTGTCTTATTTAAAGAAACTGTTTCAAATCCTTGGTCAACAAATGGAATTTCATTCCCACTAATGCTGGAACCACTAACAGTTCTAACCTCCGCATTAATTGATGTACCCTGAACAGTTAAGTTTTGAACAACTGGAGTAATTAATTCAAACGGAATATTTTGAGTTGCCTTGATACTGTATCCTCCAGTAGACTTGGTTTGATTCATGTATAATTTTGGATAACTTGATCCATCAGATCTACCAACTCCACTAGATCCCATGTTCAACTTAATATTATATGAATCAAAAGAAATAGGATTGGAAACAGTTACATCTTCTAGGTTGTGTGTTTTGTTAATTCTTCTTAGAGACACTCCTCCAAGTTCATACTTATAAACTAAAGTTCCCGCTGGATAATTTTTGGCAACAGATCCATCAATTGATCTTGAAATAGATCCTCCAAGAATTCCAGAAGATACTGAACTGTAGGAAATAATTTCGTCACCAATTAAAACATAACCCAAGTTTGTAGTCCCTACTCCAACATTTTCAAATCTCTCAAAGTTTGCAGAACTATCAACAGAAATTGGTGAAGTTGAAGTTGAATTGTATGCAGTGCTGAGTTTGGTTGGAATAATGTCAGATTGAACATCCGAAATTGTTACATAATTTTGTTCAAAATACATACCATGATTTTTATGATTGACAACGATGTGAAGTCCATCAGATATAACATTAATTTCGGAAATTTGAACATTTCCCCCAGAAGCGTCATTTAAAGTTGTAGTGACTCCCAGATTATTGATATACTGTACTGTATTTCCTACACCCGAAACTACAAAGTCGCCCTGAACATTATCCAGAATGAGTTCATTGGTGCTAGCAATAGAAACTATTGAAAGTCTTGCATTTGAACCTAAAGAATTTGCTCCGATAGTTCCAATTCCAAGAACATCACCCGCAACGTATCCAAATCCAGATTCAGAAACTGTTGCAGCAACAGCAACGCCATTGGTAATGGTAATATTTGCTTTTGCGTTTCTTCCACTTCCAGTGATATTTGTAAGTGGGACACCATTAAATTGGAAAGTTCCTGAAGATGGTGTATAACCAATTCCTGCATTAATAATATTCAAAGTGCCAGTTGCAATACCAGCATTACCTACATAATCTGCAGTTGCATTTGTTCCTTGCTGTAGGATTGTGTTTCCTAAGGCAAGTCCACTGTCTTGTAAAGTTGAACCTAATCCAACTCTAATATTTCTTGAATTTAAGTTTATAGAATTTGGTATCAGAGTTGCAATTTCATTATTTCCTTCCGATAACTCAGGACTATAAAATTCTACAGATCCACTTGGTACAAACTCCGCTCTGTATAAAGTAAATTTAAGGTCTTCCCACTGACTTGGCTCCCAAGTAGAAGCATTTTGAGATTTGAATAGTGATCCAAGATAAGGTTGATTGGAAATAAATGTCTGAGTGATTAAATCAGTTTCTCCAATTCTTGATATGTATACGCTATATTTGGTTGAGAGTGATGCAAGGCATATGCAATACTCCGTTCCTCCTTCAAGATAAACTGGCGCTTTGAAATTGAAAGTAGTTGGAACAGATCCATCTGCAGATATGTTTACTTCAGATGGATTCAGAATAATCTCTGAGAATGGGATCACCTTTTGTGTTGGGAATCCCCCTTGCATTGTCCTGAGTTGGAAAGTTACTGGTATGTCAAGGTCATCTTTAGAACTAAAGAATACTTCACATTTTGTTAAGAATACGCCAGTTTCATCTTCAACTAAGAAAGATTGTGCAAGAGGATCATACCACTCAACAACTGTTCTTTGCCTTTGTATTGTGGAAATTGTATTTGTCGCTACAAGTTGCGTTCCTGTTGTTCTGGCAGTTGCTCTATCTTCAAACTCTTGTTTATTTTCAATTCTAGCATTTCTTACAGAAATGATATTTTCTTGTACTGTTTCTAAAGTTCCGCTAGATACAAAACCTTCCTCGGCAATTGTTGTTGCATTATTTTGATCGTTAATGTTGTTATTAACTAGAGTGAATACCTTGTTTCCAGTCTCAAATCTTGGATTGTTTGTTAAATTTGGGTTTGGAATATAAAGACTACCAATTAGAGTTGCAGAAATGTCTGAAATTAGTCTTACATCTGCAATAGTAGCCTGAGCACCACTTGTTTGACCAACAAGGATCATATTTTGCTCTACCCAACCCGAGAATCCACCCTCAGGTTGATTTGATAATGAAAAAGTATCAATATTTAATACTGTGGAGGTTGATGAATATGTTGAAGGTAAACTTTGTGAATTGTATGGGTTAGTTAAAAATACCGTTGATGGATTATTATATACACCTTCCTTGTGATTTGATTGGGCAACTCTAAATGTAATTCTTGGATCCGTGTTTCTGGAGTCTATAGGTAAAACTCCTGTTGGTCTTGATCTTCCAATAATTGTTTCACCAACTTGGAAAACTCCAGAAATCATATTGATTTCTAAAAGTTTTGGAACACAGAAATTAGTTACATTTTGTCCATCAAAGAACGCATACATCTGAGTCGATGGTTTAATTTTCTTGGCAATAAATTGAATATTTCTTGATCTCATAAATGAAATCAAGTTTCTACTAACAACTCTATCACCTGCAGATGTATTATCAAATTGTTCAGAAACAATAGTTCTTATTCCAGTTCTTGTTTGAATTCCAGTATCTCTTACTTCTCTTAAAGTATCTTGAACAACAGTATCGGTCACTGTTTGATTGAAAGACCTACGTTGTCCTCTACCTCCGGGTCCTTGAGTTTCTATATCTCCACCACCACCAAGTGTTCTCTGTCTTGTTGTTTCAATAACTTCTTGCCCAGTCCAATTTGTTTCCCAAGCATTCCAAATAGTTGGAGAGAATCCAGTTTGTGGATCTACATTGAGAGTTCTGGAAGCTAGTTCAAGAGTCTCTGCATAATTACCTTCAGTATTAATAATTTTTGCTTCTAATCTAACAGTATCAACCCAAGTATCCGACGCTGGAGTTAACTCCATAGATCCTTGCCAGAAACTTACTAAAAATGGAGTAACACTTTCAGTTCTAGTTGCAAAGGTTTGTTTTAACCATTCTGTTTCCGAATAGTTTAACGTTATCGCGTCTCCAGTTTTTTTAATATTTGTTCCCTCTATTGAAGAGAAAGCCAAATCTCTGTTAGGATCTACATTTGTTACTGGTCCGGGAATTAAATCAATTGAATCAGTATAATGTTCTGGTCTAAGTTCCTTGTTCTTTATATCAATACTATTGTTAAATTTAACAGAATCTTCTTGAGCAAGAAGTGAGGTAAAGTTATCTACAAAGAATCCAGACTTAAATCTATTGAGACCAGATGAATCAGGAACAAATAGGTTTGATGTATTTGTCTCCAATAGAGATAATGCTGTATAATATTCTAAGTTTTTAATTCTGTTTTCAAGTTGCTTAATATCAACCATTCTATATCTCTTATGCTCTAAGAATGTCAATGAAGCTTGAGATATATTATAGAGATATGGTGGAAGTGCAATAGATGCTATTTCTAACGAGTCGTCAACTGAAACTGGTTTTTCTGGTTTTTCTGCCGGAGTTCCATATTTAATTTGGAATTTTCCATCCTTAGTCAAGTAAACTCTATCAATTCTTCCAAGATAGAATGAGAAATTTGTTACTATTGACTCGTTGGACGCTAAAATATTTGCCGCAGAATTTCCTGAAGAAGTAAATGTTCTTCCATAAAATTCTAGTGGAGATCTTGAACCCTGTGAAACTGTATAATTGGAAACTCTAGGTCTTATATCAATAAGATCTGTATTTCTAATAGAATTTACAGTTTGAATTTCATTGCCATAGTCAAATCCATCATACGAATTTGTTGTAGTAATGTCTCCATCATCTGAAGATTGATAATAACCATTTGAAAAATAGATTTTTATTTTTCTATTTGGTTCTTTTGAATCAGACTTTCTAGTGATAAATCCATAATCATAGAAAGATACGTTCTGTCCGTTGTCGTATGTATAATTGAATGAAATATTAAAACTTGGAGTATTTAAAGTAGTAACAATAGCTTGAATATTAGACTCTTCAAATACTACAATTTCACCCTCTTTAAAGTTAGTATTATTTTTTACAATAAATGATATTTGTGAATCAGATAGTCTTTCTGCACAAATAGCACTGGCACCGCTAGTTTGACCAGTAAACATTTCACCGATTATAATATCGGAGGTTTTACTTGTAGGTCCGGTGATTGATGATAAAATTACCGTTGGTGCTGATGGATTTGATGTATCTGGAGATTCATAAATTGCATGAATTTGGATAGCATCAGGAACATTTAACGAAATATTTTCATCTTGAACTCTAGTTCCATATGGATAATTTCCATATGATAACCCATCATTTAAAGTTGTTGATCCTATTCCAGAAGATGAATATTTTGATTTGTCAACTATTAGACTATTAACTCTGTTCTTAATTTTTACCTTTGCTTTTGGTTTAATTTTTTTCAGAGTTGTAACTAATGTTGCTCCAGTATCATTTGCACCTAAATTGTAAATCTGAAGTTGTGTTGAACCATTAGTTAGAGAAACTTTATCTGTAGTTAAAGTTTCTGTTTTTCCGTCAGATCTAATTAATAGATATCTTTCTGGATCAAATGGTAAAAATGTTTCATTTGTTCCAGAAGTAACTGCTGTTGAAAGTTGGTTATCTAAAATATTAACAGTATACGATTTCCTAATTGTTAACGATGCATCTGTTAAATCTACCTCAGATATATTTGATTTTGGTAGTTTAGTATAAAACGAATTATCTGCGGAAGTTTCTAAATTAGTTGCAATAACCTTTAAATCTGTGACCTGTAGGGTTGTGGATGGAAGACCACCCTGACAAACACCAAAAACAGTTGTTACACCAGAAATAGTTACTTGAGTTGTTCCTACGCTAACAACAGACGCAAAAACTGGATCTGATGATGTTTGATTACTAAACTTCAAAAGATTGCCAGATTTGAGGTTTTTGGGGAACAGTGGATTTGTACTTGTAACGGTGCTAATTCCAATTGAATTATATGCACTGATTGTGGATACACCAATTAAAACAGCATCAGATTGAATTGTATCTGCAGTAAACGTAGATGCAGAACCAACAATACCATATACGGATTTTATATCAGAAATTCCATAAGAAGTGACTGCAGTTGCAACTCTATTATTTTCAATTCCATTGAAGATGAAAGGTTCGTTTGTTGAAAACTCTCCTGTCTTCTCATAAACAGTTAGAGCAGTGCCTGCCGAAACTGAACTCTTAAGGAATGCTGTTGCACCACTATATTTTCCTTTTATGAAGGTTGGAACTGGCAATGTGATGGGTTCATTTAAAGTAATCTCTGTTACAGTTTGAATGTCGTACAGAGAAATATTCCATTCATTTAGTTGAGGGTTATTTGAGTTGTATGATCCAGAGTCTAATCTAAAATCATATACTCTACCAACTCCAATTTCTTTTCCTACAACAGAAGTTGAGTTGACACCAACCCTAGAATCCCTTAAACTTAAAATATAAGTATTTCCTACACCAACAGTTGGAGATCCATAAACTCTATTGAGTTTTAGTGTTGAACCCGTATTGTAATTGATTGATTGATTCGTTAAAGTCTTTGTAGTTCTTGGTTTTGGTACATCTAAAAAAGTTGCACTAATAGTTTCAATTTCATATCCTTTAACAAAAGCTTTTCCAGGAGATATTTGATATAGTGCAAGATCTTCTGATGGAACTGATCCACCATAAGTTAACTGATTTGCAGTGAAAACACCTTTATTTCCAAGATTATTATTTAAAGACTCTTTGACTGCTAAATCAAATGGATTTACATAATAATCTCCGGATTCAGAATATGTTCTTCTTGCAAGTTCATCTTCTAAGATACTATAATCTGTGGTTTTCTTTTGTGATCTTAAAATCCCATTAGATATTGTTGCAAGTTCAATGAAATTATTGTCATCAAAATCATCTAAACTTTTTTTAAATAAAGATGTTGTAATTTTTAATCTATCTGCTCCTGGTGCAGCATAGTTATTAAAACCGTTTGAATTATCATTTAGAAGTGGATCAAGATCCGCATTGATAATTTCTTCAGCAATTAAAAGACCTACTCTATAGCTTGGTTTATTTCCATATTGATCCAAAAGAATAGTTTCATCATTTACATTTAAAAACTGCCCTTTTGCAAAATAAACTCCATTAGAAATTGAAAATGCAGATCCAATAGAAGTTGAATTTGATGCTACTGTTGAAGCAAAAGCTTCACCTGAAGCAATAATTGTATTTGCTGAACTTATTGTTATATTTGAAGAAAGAAGTTCTCCATCAGAAAATTGAAGTGTTGTATTATCTTGAGAATTTGATCCCAGATAACTGATGTAAAGTGTAGTACTTCCTCTTTCTGATTCGTTAGATAAAATTATTTTGTTAACAACAGCAGTTACCCCTGAAGTTAATCCAGTTATTTTTGCCCCCACAATCTGATTAATATAATCAGAAAGAGGAACTCCGAGATAATTGTTCTCAAGTTCTACTGCATAATATGAAGAACTATACGCAGTATTTCCTGGTATTACTTTTGCACCTTCTTTAAAAAAGTGCTGACCAAATTTTTCAATTTGGTTTTGGAGAATTGACTGTAGTGTTGTTAATTCTCTAGCTTGAACAGGATAACCTGGTTTGAAAAGAACTTTATAATAGTCATTATTTGCATCAAAATCGTCAAAATATGGTGCTACATTGAGATTTGTTTCCTGTGACATAATTCTTTAGAACTGCAAAATGACTTTAATATCTTCTTTTTGGCTGGTTGATCTTGTAATTGAAGGTCTATTGTCCACGTAAATAATATTTCCAGAATATTTTTTGACTTCTGGTTGTGCTACACCTTGACTAAAAGATTGACCTAGGTAGTATGTTCTATTATTTATTACGGTAGAAACACCTGTAAATGATGTCTGTATTGATAATGTTGTAGACCCACCAAGAATACTTATTGACCCACCACCATTTGGATTTGAAGTAAACTCATTTAATTGGAACCCATAAACTGGTGTTGTGTTTTGAGTCCCATTAGTATTAAATCCTGCGGTTGTTCTATCCTGCCAGTATTTTAAAACACCAGTTGTTTGGTCATATGAAATAACTCTACCAACTGCAGTGGATCCAACTCCAATAGTTTGTGTAATAAAAGAGTCTGGAGTAAAAGATGCTGAACTGTAACCCGATCCTACTAATTTTAAGGCATAAACTGCACTTGCTTTATCTAGACCCAAATTTTCAGAAGAATTATATGCCTCTGGATTTTGGACAATTCCAATTCTAGCAATTTGGTTTCCTGTTATAAAATCTGGATTTTCCGAATCATTTTCAATTCTTGAATATATCAGAGCATTTCTAGCGCCAAGTTCTCTGTAAATATTTGCACCATGTCCTCCCTGAGGGGGAATAATTACATTGAAAATTGGACTTGTTGATCCTGTCGGCATATTTCCAGAAGCAAGATCTAATGTTCCAAAAGTATATCCAGATCCACCTGAAGAAATAGTTACTGATTCTACTTTTGAATTATTATTGATTACAACTGTCGCCTCTGCACCAGTTCCATCACCTTTAATAGGAACTCTTGTATATGTTCTATTTGCCGTCCCTAACCCAACACCTCTGTTTGTGATCGTAACAATTTTTAGTTGCCCACTTGTTGCTGCATTATCTCTCACAGAAGCGTTGTCAGTGCTTGTCTCCCAATCTGTTGGGACAGGCATAAAATTAGTAGAATCAAATTTTATAATATCGCTTGGTTTAATTGTATAAAGATATTTCCAAATATATCCATCACCACTTGTTCCCGCTTCTCTTGGTTCTAAATCAGTAAAGGTTGGTTCATCCAAAGATGCTCTTCCAGAGGGATTTTCTGGATTAGTTCCATTTTGCAGGCAAATATAAACTCTATAATCAGAATTAACTACATAATAATTCGCATCATACAAACTAATGGCGTTTGATGGTTTTGATGGATTTTCTGCTTTAATGTCATGGCGGTACATGTCATAAGTAACTCCCGATTGCCAAGTTATTTTTCTTATGACTTGTTTAATATCTGAGAAACTAACCTTTT